CGATGTCGTCAATGAAGTCGTCAGCTTTTTCGTCGCCTATTGCTTCATCTATATCTTCTTCCGCTACTTCATCTTCTACAACTTCGTCTGCTTCAACTAGGTCGTTCCAAATTTCACGTGCTTTTTCCACGAATGCTTCGTGTAATAGATCAGATGCTTGAGCTTCTTCACCATTAACTAGGCTTTCAATTACTTTAATATAACGTTCGCGAGTACTCATTTGACATTCTCCTTTAAAGGTTATAACACGTGTATTTAGTCTTGGTTTATGGTAAGATGTCTTAAATACAAAAAAAACCGTGGTTTTGACTCCACGGCTTTGTATTTGTTAGTTATGTATGTGTATTACTTATTCTGTGTCTTGGCTAGCGCCATACTGTAATTGCACGTCTTCTACCTTGTCTGCATGCTCACTTCGTGTCATTTCACGCCTATTTCGCATCTTATTTAGATGTTTTAATGTTAACTTAGGTCTACGAGTATCGTCTAAATCCCATTTGTTAAAATTATCATCTTCTGCATTTTGTGCTAATTCGTTAAATCTCATCGCTTATATCTCCTAAGTCTGGTGTGTCGCCGCCTGCTGAATCTGGTGTATCAATACCAGCATCTGGATCAGCGTCTGCATTTTCTGCATCAACGTCTGTGGGTTGGAAACTATCTACGTCTGAGCCTCTAAGCCCCATACCACCTAAGTCGCCTGTTGCTGACCCGGCTGGTTGGTTTCCTTCTTGATTTTCTTCTTTCCACATTCTTTCATTTTCAAGCATTTCTTCTTCATTTAATCCTAAGTATCTTGCAAGTATAAATCTTTTCGATAGATAAGGAACTCCTTCTATTGAACTAAACAGATTTGCCTTTTGTGCATCAATTTCAATTGTTCTATATTGTGAGAAACTCTGTGGCTCGGCAAATGATAAATCAAATAAACTAGCACTAAGATCTAAGCCTCTGTGCTTACAAAATAATTTAAACTCATGGTCTAAAGATTGTTGTAATGTTAATTGTAATCTTTCGCAATACTTTGCAAAACGGAATTCTTGGATCATTGCTGTACCAATACGTCCGTCATTAAACGCCGCTATACCATCTTCACTTCCAGTAGGAAGGTACGATGTTGGTACACGAAGTCCACGCATTAACTTGTTATTAAAGTACTTTAAATCATCAATCTCACCAAGGTTTTCACCACCCGGTAAAACTTCAACTTTAGATCCACGTCCTTCTGCTGTTTGTGCAAAGAAATAATCTTCCATTATTGATAACGGGTTATAAGCCGCATCAACAACTTTAGTACCGCCACCACTCATATTTGGTATACGTACTTGGTGTACTTCGTTTTTAACTCTTTCAACAAAGCTCATTGCTTTGTGTGCTGGCATATTACCTACGTCAATATAAAACACACGTCTTTCAGGTGCTCTTTGTACACGATAGATAATAATACTATCTTCTAATAATTCTTTTTGTTTATAAACTTTAAATACAGGTTCTAAAATACTATCACCAAATGGCCAGTTACTATTCATTCCATCTGATAAACTTACGTGAACAACATGCTTTGAATCTACTGCAAATTCTGCATTTACACCAGATGAGTTATTTGGAGATACAATGCCTGCATTTCCTTTACCAACTGTATAACCTGTTGTAGGATTAACTGTAGTTGAATCTTGATGTTTTTTAGTATCTGTTGCTACTAAGTCTTGTAAGTTAAGTGCAATATTTTTAATAATATATTGATCAATTTCTCTGCCTTCGCTTTCATTAACAATTGTTTTTGCTACATCGCCGGGTTGTACAAAGATAAGTTTATATGTTTCTGGGTCTCTAATAAAAAACTGATCTCCATATTTAATACAAGATCTAAACATAGTAAAAATTCTACGTTCAAAGTTATTAATTCTAACCCATTGTTTTAATGTAGTTTCTAATGCAGAAATTTCTGAATCAGTTGGTGTTGTTTTATAAAGAACTTTAAATGGTATTTGATTTTCAGGATCTAATTGTGTACTAAATTCTGCAATAGTATCCAATGCCGCGTTTATTTCGCTGTCTTGATCCATTTGATCGTACTGTGTATATCGTTCAACCCGATTCGGCTGACCGCTGTATACTTCTGGTAGCCAGCTTTGCCAGCGACTAGTTCTAGTGTTTCCACCTGTCCCATCCATTGGGTTATATCTTGTAAAATGTTTTTTCCAACTCATATTATCTACCTTATATCGTTATATTTGTATTTATCCTTACTAGGCAAGGCAATTTAATTTCCAGCATCCTGCATTCTTTCTTCACTAATTGCTATATTCCTTTTATCTTCCATGTTTTTAATGTTTTTATTGGAAATCTCCATAGCTCTATTAATTTGCTCCATTTGATGTTTTATTCTAACTATTTGTCTTTCTTTGAAGCGTTCATCCGATTCAATTAACATTTTAACTTGATTTTCGTAATCTGTCAACTGATTATTTAACTTTTCAGTCTGTTTAGTTGATAACGTAGCGTTTTGTCCACCATTTATTACTGCATTTACAACTCGACTTGTAGTTGACGTTGCTCCTATTGAATTATCGGCATCTTTAGTATTTCCATCAACCTCTCCTCTTACAGCGTCAAGCTGATCTCTGTCTGCTCTACCTAAAGTAACGAATTCAAACATATTGTTTGATATTTCGTTGCCGCTAGATGTTTTTTCTTCTATAAATCCTGTTACAGTTTCAAGTGCATCAGCAAACTTATTCATAGGTAATGTAATAAGTTCTTGGGCTGATAAGAACATTTTTGCCATATCATTCATTGCTACAGTTGTTGAACCTGATTCGTCTAGTGTTGTTTTTGTTTTGTTAACTATGTCTTGTATCTCTTTTTGAGACAAATCAATCCATTCTCCAAAATTCTTTTTAATTAAAATACCACTAGCTTGAAGTTCTTGTATTAGTTTCAGTGGTGAACCACCTTCTACACCAGCAGTTGCTAATCTTTCCAAGTCCATTTTATCAAATTCTTTTAACATGAAATTCTTAGCTGTCTCAGTAGTCATTTCTCCGTTTTGAACCATATCATTGATTCTTCCTAAGAAACCTGGCATTATTTTATCAAATGCAGAACGTGTCTCATTTGTCATTCCAGTTTCTACTTGGAAACTTTCTATGTTGCTAGAAAACTCATTTAAATTTCTATTAAATGATTCTGAAAGTTCAGCCATTATACCTGCACCAGGGCCAACATCTGAGAATAAAGATAACTGCGTCATTAGACTTTCTGCCACGTTTGCTGTTTTATCTAATCCTTGATCTCTTAATGTTTGAGCACCGGCTGCTAAAAATGGATCACTTAATGCGGCCATTTGTCTTTGTAATATATCACTTCTGTTCAATGCTGTTAGACTTGCCATTGCTGTACTTTCTACTACTAGTTTTGCAAAACTTGCTTCTAGTCCCTCGCCGTTGTTGATTAACTTTCTATCTATCGCACCTGTTAAACGTTGTGTTTCTATATAACTTGCATACGTTTCCATCATTTCTTTATTAAGCATACCTAAGTCGCCTAGATCATCTGTAGCAGTTGACAAACTTTTAAACATTTTTAAGAACCCTTGTGTACCTTTTGACACATCTCCGCCAATTGCTGTCATTGTTCCGCCATAGTTAGCAACAACATCAGAAAGCATATTATAAGTTATACCTGCTTGGAAACTGTCTTTGTATAATTGATCAAACGCATCACCTGTATCATACATAATAGCACCACTGTCTATCATTTTCTTTTGTACTTCTGCAAACTGTTCAAACTTGGCTGCATTCCAACCTGCTAATGCTAGTATAATATCTGATGCTACTCCAACTACTTTTCCAGCCGTTCCTGAAATAGCAGAACCAAAAGCAGGCCACTTTTTTGCCAGTGCCGCAAAACCACCTTTGCCAGTAGGACCATCTAATTTCTTTACTAGCCCTTCTGCCGCTTTTACTAAACTAGATAATGGTTTTTCTGAATCACCAAAGAAGGAAGCAGTTTCTTTAATATTTTCAGCACTTTTTAACAACAAACTTGCTCTACCTTTGGATTGTTCCTGGTTAGTTTCTGTGTTAGTTTTAACTCCATCTACTGCTTCTTTGATTGCTTCTAATGTTTTTTCATCAACATCTTTATTCACTTTCAAACCTTTTAACATACTTTTAGTCAGTACATTACTTCGTTGAGCCATTAATACCATTGCTTTTAGTGTGGATTCACTTGCCCACGCTGGTATAGCTAACGATGTTCCGTCTGCTAATGTTATTTGATTTTTGTCGTTTGCCATTTTATAATGCTCCTACGTTAACTCTATTTAATTCTTCTGCTTTATCAGCTAAAGCGTTTGCTTGATCTTGTAATCCTAATAAGTCAATTTCGTACTGCTCAAGTTGTGAAGATAATGTATTTCTTTGATCTTCGGTGAAAGCTTCGCCTTCATTTTCGTAACCTAGTCCCATTGGTATTTTATTATCTTTAAGTACGTCAACTATCATAGCAATTTCTTCATTCAAATCTTTTGTCTTCATTTGATTTAATTTAATAGTAGCGTCAATGTTATCAGAAGTTACAGTACCAATAAAGAAATCCATCCTTTCTTTTTCTTTTGACACAACTAATTCGTTAAAGCGACCACTTGCTCCAGGAAGCATATTTGCTAAACCCTGACCAAAATCTAACATACCGCCAGCTAACGCTCTGAACCCTGTACCCATAGTATCAAATCCTGGTGTTAATATTTCTTGAATGTTTTGAAATGTTACAGATACATCATCAAGTACATCTATATTATGATCTGCGTTTTCAGTAAGTTCTGCATAAAGTGTAGCAGAATTTAATTCAGATATATCTGCTTTAAAATAACTATCAGGTATCAGTTTTGCTTGTGCAATTAACATATTTGCATCTGCAATTAAAGGATTATATGCTGATACTCTTGTTACTTGTTTTTTTACTAACGCAACTAATTCTCGTTGTCTTGCAACCGCTTCTGTTTCTGATGTTATTTCTCCAGTAGCAGTATCTTGTACTAATTGTATATAAGCCTCTGCAACGCCTGGCCCTACCATTCTCATTTTTTCTAAAAAAGCTGTATCAATATTATTTACAGCCGATTGGTCAAATGAAATGTCGCCAACTGTTCCAGCTACGTGCTCTTCAAATGATTTTGCCCAGTCTGCTCCAAATGTAGATTCGTTGAGTACTTTTAAAAACCCCGACGCATCAGCAATATTTTTTGCTCCAACTTCGCCATATTCGGATGTAATAAAGGCTGCGTTTTGTATTAATCCTGTTTGAAGGTCAATGTTGTTTCTTGCTTCTTCTCTCATTCTAAGTGCTTCAGTTCTTTGTACACCAAGTGAGTTGCCAGTAAAAAGAGCAAGTTTGTTAGCAGATTTATAACTTTCCATTACTCTTTGTTTAGCCGCTGCATTCAGACTTGTAATTTGTCCTAACTGGTATAATGTCTCTGTTTCTTGTGTAATAAATCTAGACTGATCTTGTATTGAAAATCCAAAATCATTAAACCACTCTGATTGATCAATTTGCTGAATAAATTCAGATAATTTCATTTGACCTAAGTATGCATCTCCTTCTGATGAAATTATAACAGATTTGGCTCCTTCTGCCATTTCTGTATAACTTTTAAGTCCCATTCCTAATTTTCTTGTACTGCTTCTTAAAGAAGTCCACAATCCTTGGTCAGCTACAACTGCACCAAAATCTACTAACTGACGAGTTTGTTTTTCTTGTTCTGTTAATAGTTTTGCAAATACTACAGCCATTCCTGTTGTAATAACCATTCCAGTGCCTATTACTTTTGTGGTTGCTGAAACTGCTGCTCCAATTCCTCTAATTCCTTTAGTATATTTTGATATTCCTACACCAGCATTTGCTAATAATTTTGCAACTTCGTGTGATAATTCAGCAACAGCGTTAACAGGATCTGCTCCGCTAATAATCTTGTCCAATGCAGTTTGTCCAACTTTGCTGGCTCTTAGAACCTTAGATTCGATTTTTTCTGCTGAGTCACTTGCCTTTTCAGCTTTTCTTTGAAGATTTTGAATATCTGCTTGTGAAGAGTCACCCAGTATAGCGGCTATGTTAGCCATAGTAACATTATTCTCTGTGACTTCAGAGTTAACCATATCAAGGGTTGATTCTGTTGCCCAAGGATACTGATCAAAAATTGCGTTTATTTGCTCGTTGTCCATAATCTTCCGTTAACTAAATTCTTTACTAAATTAAGTGGTATTTTAATTCAGATAAATACTATTGTAATATACAGTATTTATGGTAATCATTATATACGTATATAATTGGAGAAATACAAAACATGACAAACCCATTAATTCAGGCATACAGAAAGCCATCTTTGTTTATTGCACTACCAAGTGGTGGTAAGTTTTATAAAACTAAACCAAAACTTAGTATAGATAACGAACTGGCTGTATATGCAATGACAGCAAGGGATGAACTTATTACTAAAACCCCAGATGCTTTGTTTAACGGAGAAGCTACAATAAGTTTGATTAAAAGTTGTTGCCCTGACATTGAAGAACCAGAATCAATGCCAGTAGGTGATTTACTTGTAATCTTAGTAGGAATTAGACAAGCAAGTTATGGTAAACATATTGACATAGATGTTAAGTGTCCTAAATGTGAGTTTGATAACCAATTGCAATTAGATGCTAACGTAATGTTATCAAAAACAAAAACAGATATAGTTGATCAAAGTGTATCGTTACCAAGTGATTTTAAAATTGTTTGTAACCCTTACACGTTAACAGATCGTACTTTACTACAAGTTCAACAAATTAAACAAGGAAAAATGATCCAAGGATTGGCTAGCGAAAAACTAGACGATACACAAAGACAAACTCTTTTTGGAAAAACATTTGTTGAAATTGCTGAACTTACTGTTAACTTAATTACTAACAGTGTTACAAGTGTACAAGGTAAAGACACAGATGTTATTACTGACAAAGAACTTATTAGAGAATGGTTGCAAAGTATTACTAAACCTGACTACGAAATAATTCGAAGCAAAATAGAAGAATTAAGTGAAAGTGGATTAGAAACTGAATTTAATGCTTCTTGTCAAGATTGTGGACATACCTGGAAAACTGGCGTAGACTTAGATGTCGCAAATTTTTTCGAGGGCTGATAGCTTCTCGTCAGCCCGAAGAAATAGCAAAGTTAATAGAAAAATACGAAAAGGACCTGAAAATTACTGAAGGTAGCTATTTAGATATAGTTATTCGCAGTGAAGGTGCGTTTAGTTATAAGGATATTATGGAAATGCCAGTGAATAGTATTCAGATGTTAATAGAACGTATGAATAATCGTGTTGATGAACAGAATAAAGCAAACAAAGCCGCTATGAGTAAGCGATAATTAATGGCCCATTATTAGATTATAATAATCTTTTGGCCAACTGTCATAATATGTGGTGTTATTGTGTAAATGTTTACGTTTCTCCAGTAGATCGCTTTTTCTTTGAACAAACACACAGTCAGTAAAATTCTTTACAAAATGTCCACTTGTTCTTGTACTAGTAAAATATAATAAGTGCGGATGTTTTTCTCTAAGCTCTTCACACGTTTTTTCTATAGAAGACATATCATCTACATCTCCCAACCACGCAATAGCCATTTGATACTTAATATGGTCAAATGATTCTAAAACCGTAATATCTTCACGTGCATCAATAAACTGTAATGCTTCTTTAATTCTTGCACTCTTAGCATACGGACATACAGGATATCCGTCACCCTTTAAAGGTTCTACTGATTCTTCTGCAAATTTTAAAAATTTAATCTGAAATTCGTCCAACGTCATATACATACTTCTCTATTATAATTGATGTCTACGACATCATCAGCTTCACAAAGCTAACGCTTTGTTCGCTGTTCTTGCTACGCTCTTTAGTTTAGTTAATAGTGATTTAAGTGTTTGTATACTTATTTATATGAACTAATGATATTGCTTTTACAAGATTTTTTATTCACACTTAGCCTTATGCAGGCCAAGTGCTAAAATACCTTTACAATGATATCCACACACAATACTATAGTAAACCTAGTTTAACACCTAGGAAGGGCGGTTACGCTGTACCCTTATTACATACTGCTTAATAACGCAGAAACACACATTGCCATAGTATCGACTTTGTGCTGTCCTCAAGTTCCAAATGTGTTAGGAGAGCTTGATCTTTTTGATTTGTCAAATCAGTGCATTGACGTTGTTTGGCACACCAGTATCTAGTCACGTGAGTACACGTAACCTCAAGGTGGGTTGAGCGAATCTCAACCAGTCAGAGCCTTGTAGCCTGTGTTAGTTTTTATTAGCCTGGGGTTGTGTTTAAATTGGTGCCGTTAATTGCTGGACTTTATGTCTGTGTGAGTTTTGGTTTTATACTATTAATTATCTGATGCTTTAATTATTAGCTGATAATAGAGTTAAAACACTACTTTTGTTAGTATAACAAGAGTTTAGTGTGTTGTCAACCCTTTCTCAAGTGTTCCGTAAGAATTTTTGAACTACCTACTCTTACGTTAATAATGCCGTTGTAGTATTCATCAGTTTCTAATACTCTACGGTCAAATTGTTCTTTTGCTTCCATGTAACTTAGCACACCTTTACTAGGACAGTAATGTAAAATTTCTCTAGTAAACTTATCCGAACCAAGTGTAAGTACATCTGCATTTAAATGATCTGATGAGCCCCAATAGTCTCTCCAGTCACTTTCTTTAAATCCACGTCTTTTATTCTTTTTACCTTTAAGTGGAGGCTTGGTTGTTTTAAATCTTGCTAGTTTTTTACCTATGTACTTTTTATTATTAGTAAGATTTGTAATTACATATACAAATCCTTCAACATCTGTAGGTAATTCATCTACTACAACATTATTATAAGTCCATGGGCAATTATTGCTGTTCCTTGATCCACTCATTAATTGTTTTCCTAATCATCTCTAAAGTATCTATACCTAGCTCTGATTCTTTTATTGTATTTGGTGCATGTAATAATACATATTCGGGATTTGTCCCATCTTCTAAATCTAATTCTTCTTGTTTATTCACTATATCTAATCTACTATGTCCACTTCAGTATCAAATGTAGTGAAGCCGTTTTCTTTAGTAACTTGTAGCACACGACTAACTCTGCCCACTAATTCATCTCTATGTGAAATAAGTAAAATATTCTTTTCTCTATCACGTTCCATTTTCTTTAACACACCTAATGCACTGTCAACACCAACTGTGTCCATACCACTATCAACAAGTTCATCTATACAAACAAAATTAATAGGATGGTTCATGCTCTCAAAAACATCACGGAATGCCCAACTAAGTCCAAGTATAAGTCTATTGCGTTCGCCACGTGACAAGTTATCAAAGTCTAAATCTTGTCCAAGTTGTGTAATAGTTACAGTTAAGTCACTTTGGAATTCTACTTCGTGCGGCAACCCAAGTCGTGTAATATAATATTCTAAACGTATGTTTAAGAATTGTAAGTTTTGCTCAATAATCTTTTTACGAATAAAACTATCTTTATTAGTTAATAGTTTTAACAAAAAGTCTTGATGTTCTCGTAGTTCTTCAAGTCTATTTACTTCATCCCAATCTACATCTTGTAACCCTGTGTCTTTCAAAATATCAATTTGTTCTATATATGGATTAGTTTCTTTCTCTGCACTAGTTAATGATGATTGTAGTTTATCTATTTTACTTTGATGCTTATATGCTTCTTGTAAAGTATTATATTCTATTATAGGAGCAATTCCAAGTTCACCAATGTCATTAATTGCGTTTGTGTATGATTCTATTAATTCCTTCTCGTCTTTAATTTGATTTTGACTTTCGTCAACAAGTTCTGTTTTTTGAGAAACTATTTTATCATGTTGCTCATCATGAATATCTTGCCCACATGCATAACATTTATGTTCTAATGTAGAAGTTAAGTCGTCTTGTGCTTTATCTAAACGCCTCTGTTCACGCTCGGAACTACTTGTAAGTCTAGCTATTTCGGCGTTTAAAGTATCTATTTGGTCTTTCTTTTCATTAAATTCAGCAAATTCTTCGTGTGCTTGTATTTCTTTATCAATATCAATGTGTTCTAACGCTTGTATTTCACTAGTGTATTCTTGAATACGTTCTTCTAGTTGAGAAGTCCATACCTTATCTCTACGCTCAAGATCTTTAATACTATTATTAATACGATCGTTGGCATCTTCAATTCCTTTAAGTCTATATGTTTCTTCTGTTATTGTATCTTTAGTATTCCTTAATAGCTCTTTTAGAATATCAGCCTTCTCACTAAGTTGTGTAATACCCAACAACTGCTCAATCATATCACGCTGATCATTTGCTCTCATACTTAAAAATGGTTCAGTGTATGTATTTAATGCAACAATATGCTTAAACATAGTATGGCTCATACCTAATGTTCGTTCAATTACGTGCTGGCTTTCTCTACCTTGGCCCTGCATTTCATCTGTAATACCATCGTCATTGCTATCCACATCATTGACCAAATACTTAAATACATTAGGTTTGCGTCCACGTTCAATACGATAACTTATGCCATTCATTTCAAAATCACAAGTAACAATCATATTTTTATTATTAGTTTTATTAACTAAGTTATCTTTTTTAATACTGTATAACGCACTACCAAACAATGCATAACTTAATGCATTAATAATTGTTGTCTTACCTGTGCCATTACGTGAACCATCTCCACCCAAGTCTAGGTTGTTACCTAATACAAGTGTTAATCCTGCATTATCAAAATGAACAGCCTGTGTGACGTTACCCACACTCATAAAATTCTTTACGGTGATATTCTTAATTATTAGCATTTATGTTGTTAGCCCTCTGTAAATATCTACTAGTAGTTTCTTTTTAATAGTATCGCTTTGTACTGATTCAAGTTGTGACAGCACAATACTATCTACGTTCTCAACTTGTATGTCTACACCCTTGTTCCAGTCGTTTGTATGTTCTTCTTTTTTACTAGGCATAAGAGCAATCTCACGCAAGTCATATTGTTTAGCAAATGTTTCTTTAATAAAGTTTGCTTCTTCATATGTAATGCCAACATCTAAACTTACACGGCAATGCGTTTTATTAGATAGGTATTTGTCTGGATCGTCTATTAATCTACTTAATGTTAAAGTTCTGTACTTAGGAGCATCTGGCCATTGAGCATATTCAATTGTTCCATCCCAATCTAAAAACATACAACCCCTCTCATCATCCCATGCGTCAGCATAGTTATGGGGGAAGCAGTTGCCTGGATAAATTACATTACCTTGTACTTGGCGTTTGTGAAAGTGTCCACTAAAAACCTTTTCAGGTTTTGATAAGTGTTCTGCTTTAAGTCCGCCGTGGTCGGGCATTTGTACAAGAGCATTCATATAAAAGTTTGGTAATTCAAAATGACCAAACATAAATTTACATTCTACTTCTTTTAATTTTTTCCACTCATCGTCACATAGCCATGGAATAAATGCTACACCATCTTCAATAAACATTTCATTGTTTATCATTTTTATTTTCTTAAAGTCTTCAATCATTGACAAACTATGAATTTCACGTTTCTCACGATAATACAAATCGTGATTACCTGTAATCATTATGACTTCGTCAAAGCTCTCATTGAGTCTTCGTAAGTTACTAGTGGTGTAATTTAGTGTGCTAACATTGATACTAGCACGATTATGATGCCAATCGCCTAAAAAGAAACATTTTTTGATGCCTCTTTCGTGAGCTTCATTGATCATCCATATAATAAAATCTTCACAGTCTTGGTTGTGATATCTACTGTTATTCTTCATACCAAAGTGAATATCAGTAAAGATCACCGCTTTATCAAAAAACATTTATTCTCCTGTTTCTTCGTCTTCGGTGTATTCTGTTATTTTGCTTTTCTTTAAGGTTGGATTTTGTTCTGCTAGTTTTTTTATGTTTTCAAGATGAGAGGCCCATTCAGCATTGAATGTCCTTGTATTACTTGGGTTTAGCCCTTCTTCTTCTAGTAAGTCATCTCTAATATTCTGACTACGTTTTTCTAAATTCAGAACTCTTGTAAAACTATTATTAATTGCCGCGGTATAATAAGCAAATGGATTTTGACTTTTTAATTCATTAAATTGCAATCCAATTTGTGCAAGTTGTAATAATGCTTGGCCACGCATCTCATCTACATATGTGTAACCACGCCAGTTCCCTCGCATACTATAACGTTCACATAATTTAATATACATCTTTGCTAGACTATCTGTTGTTTGTCCATGATGTACATTAAAGTGACCATTGTCTTTACCACCTTCCCAATGGCTTCGTGACACTTCATTCCATTTACCACGCATCATAGCATAGTGCTTAAATGGTGGGAAGTTACATTTAGAATGTAAGTCTGCTTCTGTTTTTGGTTTATTCTTTCTGTTTTCTAGTGGTACATGATCAAACGTCATTACTCTTACTACTATATCATTGTCTTTAATAGTTTCAATGTCAACTGCAAAATCTGCTGCTCTTGGCTTAGTTTTCTTTCCTGTTAAACCTTGTTCCCAACGTTTAACCTCTACCTGGTGTGCTAGTTTTTGCAATCTTGATGCTCTATTTTGTTTAGCTTCGGCAATCGCTTCTTGCGTAATTTCCTCAAAGCCAGTAACAATAATATCGAAATGAGTAAAGTCGTCATCCTTTGACCAGCAGTAAGACATCTTGCTGTTATGTATTTCTCTTAACAAATCTTTGTTTGTTAAGTAAAAAGTTTTTGTTGATTTAGCCATTGAAATATTCCTTTGTTAGTAAGCATTATACGGCATAGGCCGATGTCCGTCAACCGGTTTTTTTAAATTGATAAATACTACGAACGGAGAGTAAAGTTTCATGTTAATTGAACATATTTTAAAAGAAGGTGTTGACAACATAGCTGTATTTTATGGCGGTCGTTTCCAACCTATGCACCAAGGACATAATGATGTATATAAACATCTCGTCCAAAAGTTCGGTGCAGCTAATGTATTTATCGCCACAACATTTGGCCAAAAAGCTATGAAAGCCCATTCGCAAGGCAACTACGGTAGCGATCCATTTACATTTAGTGAAAAGGCAAGCATTATGAATAAGATGTTTAACATACCTGGTGACAAGATTATTAAAACTAATCCATACAGACCAGACTTGGCAGCAGTTGGAAAAGACCCAGAAACTACTGCAACAATACTTGTATACGGTGCTAAAGATGCAAATAGACTTGCAACAGGAGGCACAGGATTCTTACACGATATGCCAGATAATATGGATGAATTAATTCCTACTGCAAATGAAAGAGGTTACGTATATGTAGCACCATTAATGCAGGGTGGAATGAGTGCAAGTGATTTCCGTGAAACAATGGCTAAAGTAATTGACGAGAAAGAAAAACAACAAGCATTTACAAAGTTTTTTGGAAAATTTGATGAACAAGTTTTTCGTTTTATTGAGGATAGATTAACATAATGGCAGGTATAACAAACAAAGCAAGGTTAGTAATGAAACAACCAGGTAACCCATTTTTCTTAGGTGATGGTAGATTAACTCACGAACGAAGTATATTAAACCCACTTGTAAAAGATGGCGGAGTAGTTTTTCCACTAACTCCTACTATTCAAATGTCACATAATGCAAATTATGGTACATATGATGTAGCAGGATCTATATATCAACAAAATTATTATATAAACACACCAAATCCTCCAATGTCAGTAACAGCATTGTTTCCTTCAAATACAGAAGAAGAAGCACGTTATACAGCAGCGGCTTTCCATTTCTTTAAAGTTTGTACAAAAGCAGACTTCGGCGTACAAGCAGGCGATAGAGCAGGTACTCCGCCACCAATACTAAAATTTAGTTGTTATGGTTCTGTACATGCATCAAATGTTCCATGTATAATTAGAAACTTTACATACACATTACCTGAAGATACTGACTATGTAGAAGTAGATATAGGCGGTGAAATGATTGCTGTGCCTACACTATCGCTAGTATCTGTAGAGATAGTACCTCAACTTCCACCAAAAGCTGTTAAAGATAAGTTTAACATAAGAACATTTGCAAGTGGTAGTTTACTTAGAGGTGGCAACAGTAATGGCTTCATATAATGAAGGAGGATTTATTTAATGGCAAATTATAGAACAGATAGTTTATATAGAAATACAAAAATTATTAATGGACAATATTTAGATGTTTTAAATATTGACAGTATTGATGTAGATAACACAACAACAAAAACAATAACACTAGAAGCAAAATACGAAGAGAAACCAGACTTATTAGCACATGACTTATATGGTAATGCAAAGTTATGGTGGGTATTTGCTTTATTTAATGAAGATAAATTATCAGACCCTATTATAGATTTTAAAACAGGTTTAAAAATTTCAGTTCCTATAAGGTTCTCGTAACATGGCAAATGTAGCAGGCACAACACTGGCGGATAGAAACAATAATCCAGTAAACCTCATAGATACAAACATACCGTGGCAAGGCGCTGTTGGATCTAATGCTGGCTTTGAAACGTTTTCTAATCCCGAACTTGGTGTTCGTGCTGCGGCAAAGAATTTATATACAAGTCAAGAAACACACGGCAACAGTACACTAGCTGAAATTATTACTCGTCATGCACCACCAGAAGATTATAATGATACACTAGCATATATAGACAAAGTGTCAGCTGACTTAGGAATTGGTCCAAATGATACTTTACCTAATTTAAAAACTCATCCACATATCACTAAAGCACTAATAACATCAATGGCAGATATGGAAGGTGCTTCAACTGACCTTCATCAAAAATATGACCGTGATACTAAGTTTACTGAAGATGTAATTGCAACTGGTGTTGCTATGGCAAATGGCAAATCAGAAAGTGAAGTTCAGCTCGCCACACAAGATACAGATTTTGATGCGGCAGGTTTTACCACTGCAAAGGATTCAGGTGGACAAGAAACAAATAGAGAAAGAGGTATAAGAACCGATGCTAAGGCTAAACGTATACAAACTGGTAAAGTAACAAACCTTGTTGCACCTAACTGGTTAAGTACTGTTGATAGCCCTACGTATCGTTGGACATTGTATATAGTAGACAATGATATTTGGAATGACCCTAATATATTAGGGGATGATGATGCGGCATTAAAAACTAAAAAAGCATTTATTATTGCACAACAAGGAACTACTACAGAATTTTCTTTAGATAATTTTGCGGCAATGTCAGTAGTAACACCAGGACAAAGACATGGTAATACTACACCAGGTGTAATACAATTTGATTTATTTGAAAACCTGGGCTTTACTTTTTTGGATAAAGCTCTAAGAGCAGCACAAATTATTAAAAAGCCAGCCAACTTACATTCACAAAATTATATATTAAAATTAGAATTTTTAGGTAGAGACCCAGTTACTTCTGCAAGTACTACATTTAATGGTATATTCTTTTACCCAGTTAAGTTAAATCAAATTAGAAGTACTACTGGACCAGAGGGCACTAGATATAACATTATTGCATGGTCAATGATTAAACACGCACAAACAGAATCAGTTACTGATTGTGATATAACCATAAAAAACATAAGAACAGTAAAGGACCTTACAGACGGATTAGTAAAACAATTTAACAAAGGACAAAAGGAGGCAATGAACAAAGAAGATTTTAAGGCTGGAAGACAGCCACCAAAACAGATAGCTATTGTATTTGATGGTTCATCAAAAGTTGTATCAATGCCAGGAACTAAAACAGCAGACATAGAAGAGAATTTTACTTTAGAAACTAGAATATATTCCAATATAACTGATTCAGCAGATTCCGGTGGACAGAACGTCAGTCCAGATGATCCTGATACATGTGATGTAACAATTGAAAGAGAAACTAGTATTCCTATGAAATTAGGAGACTTAATACAAAAGAACTGTAAAGAATGGATTGACTGGCAACTTGAATTAGAGAAACAAGGTTTAAAGGCTGCCATTGTAGTTGATCCAACATACGAATATTCAAAGAAAGATCAAAAAGAGTATGCCGGAAAAATGCTCTATGCTAGTGTAGAGCCTATTCTAGTTACCTTTACTATTAAAATTTATATAAATAAGACATCTCCAGATCTTAGTCTTACAGAACATGCAAAGAAACTCAAAGATCCTATTTTTCAAAAACAAAAAATTAATAACACAAAAATTGAAAAGGCTTACACATTTATGTATTCAGGAACAAATACAGAAGTATTGAACTATCAAATTGATGTACAAAATTTATATGTAGTTGTTGATCACCCACAAGGAGGTCAATACGGTCATGGAAGAGGCAGTGATGGGGAACCTCAATTTGCTCCTACAGCAATACCAACATCACCATATTTAGAAGATATACCTTACACCGCTGAAAGTGTTTTTAATGATTTAGTTCATGGTGGAGCTACCAAAGCTGATTCTGCCGAAGATGCACAACTTAATGCAACTGGTATAGATAGTAGATCAGCGTTAGCACACAAAATATCTCAAATGGCCAAACGTGAATATGATGCGTGGAAATTTGATTTAGAAATAAAAGGTGACCCATATTGGATGGGCAATATGCAGGCGATAATAAAAGGAAAATTAGAAACACCAGATTATAGTAAACGCGATGCATTAATAAGTTTTGTACAATGGAATCCAAATGCAGATAAGTTACTAGAAGATCAAACAAAAGGACCTATTGATATTGTTTCATCAGGAGTTTATAAATTAACTTCAATTGAGAGTAGGTTCCAAGGCGGAAAATTTACACAAACATTAAGTGGTTATAAAGATGTAACAACAAACACAAGTTTAGTATTAGGAAGATTAATAGAATTATCAGGAGACATGTAATATGGCATTAATAAAACACGACGGAGTAGTAGTTTCAAAAAGAGGTAAACAAAGCAGTGCAATGGGTATTAATACCCTTAGCGGAATATATATTGGCGAAGTTATTAACAACAAAGATAGTTTATATACAGGAAGAATAACTGTACGTATCTCTGAATTTGGAGCAAAAAAGAATGAAAGAATTTGTTTACTGGCAATTCCGTTTGGTGGTCATACAAAAATTACTGATAGTGGTAAAGATGTAACTAAAGAATCTCAAGCACCAACAAGTTATGGCATGTGGCCTCAGCCTCCAGAAATAGGAACAAATGTTGTTGTAGCATACACAAGCAGTCAAGAACAAGGTATTGTAATTGGTTCTCTTATAGCAAAAGATAGAAATGCTATGATGGGCGGTAAGGCTGGTCATGATGTTTACAAACTTGGAACTAGCTCAGGCCCAGCAGGTATGACTAATACAGAAATGGCTAGAGCAAAGATTGCAGGGCTCGGGCCAGCAGTTGAGAAAAACCCAACAGATAAAAATGATGCAGATACTAAACCAGTAGACGAGTACACAATGTCAGTATTAAATCAACAAGGACTAAGTGTTGACTATGTAAGGGGACTCAGCCAAAGTAGTGCAAGAAGAGAGTCGCCTAGTAAAGTTTTTGGTATTACAACACGACAAGGACATGTCCTTACAATGGACGATGGTGATGCTAATGGCGTCAGTAACAATATTAGATTGAGAACCAAAGGCGGTGCTCAAATATTAATGGACGACAGTAATGGTTTTGTTTTTATTATAAACAAATCAGGTGATGCTTGGGTTGAGATGGACCTTGTAGGACACATAGATGTTTACAGCAAAAGCGGAGTTAGTATTCATACAGAAGGCGATTACAATGTACACGCAAAAGGTAATATTAATATGCAGGCCGAAATGGGCGTTAATATAAAAAGCTCAGGTAGTGATGGAATAAAATTAGAAACAAGTGTAGGCAGTATGGATATATACAGTGCAGTAGATATTAATATACAAGCAGATGCAAACTATAATTTACTTGTAGCAGGCAATCAGATTATCAAAGGTGCTAGAATAGATATGAACGGCCCTGACCCAGATCCAGCAACAAAAACTACAGTACAAAATCAAATAGCAAATGAGAATGTTAAAACGAGTGTAGCAAGTAGAGTACCAGAACATCATCCATGGAAAGGTGTTAGTGGAGTAGAAGAAGGATTTAACAAATCAAAAGGGAATTCATCATAATGGCAACTGTTTACTTACAACCAACAGTTGATAATAAAAATCTAATAGATTATGGATTGTTTACAACTATTAACAGCACAGCGGTTAACACGCTAATAAATTTATCTGAACATGAAGCAAGTGATAAACTAATTAATCTTAAACTCAGACATACTAAATGGCTTGGCTATTCTAAAAATTCTGTTATAGGCTACAATGGAACTACTGGATTAACTGGCACAGGCCTTACTGAAGCTGAGGCATATACAAATTGGATAGAAGAATTTAAAGATAAAGAACGAAGATTTAAAAAACTATTTCCATTAAACACATTATCACAATCACAATATGATGCTATGTTAAGTTTATATGTAGATACAGGATCATTTAGCCATGTGGGAACAGGTGATAGAAAATTCAAGTTATTAGATTTTATCTCAGATAAAAAATGGGACCATGTAGCCACAGCATTAACACTTAGTGGTTTGGATAGAATTACTAGGCAATCAGAAGCAAAAATATTAATCCTTGGTGACTATGGAACATATAAAGATAGATCTCTTATTAAAGAAAATGGCATACAAACTCTTGTAAAAGAATATAGTACTGGCCAATTAAATGATGATCAAAAGAAACAAGCAGAATATGTTTACTATGCAGAAACAAAACGATTCTTACCAAATATGATTGAAAGTAGGAAAAGACTCCTGGCAAAACTACTAACTTAACTCATTCATAAACTACGTAGTTAATAATTCGCATAAATAGTTGTATGAGCAATATATTTGGGTACACAACATTAAATCAACCTTACACAAGTAAGAGTCTGACTGGCTTAGATTTAGCCAAGCAGGACCTGTTAAATCATTTTAAAATCCGTAAAGGAGAGAAATGGACAGACCCTACATTCGGGTGCGACTTGGAATTATACGTCTTTGAACCACTAGATCAATCAACAATAGATTCTATTAATGAAGAAGTATATAATGTAGTATCATACGATCCTAGATTTGAAGTATCAGATTCAAATATAAAAGTTAATCAAGATGCACATTCGGTCACAGTTAACGTAAAGCTCACTTACTTACCAACAACAACTGCAACAGAGTTGCAGATTAAATTCGATCGAGAGTTCGAACATAACGCAGAGTTTTAATTATGGCACAGAAATCAAGACAAAATAAACTATTCGCGGCAGAAGACTTTACAGTAATATATGAATCGTATATTAATGCTAACTTTCAAGCATTTGACTATGACACAATACGTACTGCAATGGTTGACTATGTACGCAATAATTATCCAGAAAACTACAATGACTGGGTAGAATCAGCTGAATTTGTTTCACTACTAGATGTAGTTGCACAATTTGGTCACAACTTAGCATATCGAGTAGATATGAATGCTAGGAACAATTTTTTAAGTACAGCAGAACGACAGGAATCAGTTTACAAATTAGCAGAATTTTTAGGATATCAACCAAGACGTAATGTGCCAGCGTACGGTGAGATGAAAGTAGTAAGTGTTAAAACAAATGAAAATGTTATTGGAAGTGCGGGTACGAGCTTAGGTGGAACTGATATTAAATATGAAGTTTCAAACAATGTAAGTAACTTAGATGATTTTATTACTGTAGTTAATTCAGTTATGCAAAACAGTAATCAATATGGTAGTCCAAAAAAATCAGTAGTAATTAATAATATAAAAACAGAATTTTACGATCTCAACAATACCCCTAATCAAATTAAATTTGATGTACAAGGCGTAGTGTCTGGAACACAATCCACATTTAATGTTATAAGCAGCGACTATGATAATAATACTAAAGTATTTGCAGAAAAATCTCCAAACCCAGTAGGAAGTTTTGGAATATATTTTAAAAATGATGGTAAAGGTATAAACAGTGTTAATACTGGATTCTTTTTTGGTGTTAAACAAGGAACTTTACAATACAATGATTTTAGTATAGATACTCCTATTGACAATGCATCATATGATATTACAAATACAAATGTAAACAATTCAGATGTATGGGTACAAAATATTAACAGTACAGGTAATGTTGTTAAAGAATGGACAAAAGTTATAGATGTTAATAGTAATGTAATTTATAATAACTTAGCAACAGGCGAGAGAAATGTCTTTAGTGTTAAGACTAGAACAGACAACAAAATATCAGTTGTATTTCCTGATCGTGTGTTTGGTAACATTCCAAAAGACACTATTAGAGTATGGTATAGAACAAGTGCTAATAGTACATATATTTTGAGACCAGATGATATAACAAATAAAAGAATACAGATGAATTATACAGGAGTAGATGGTAATACGTATACTGCGGTATTTACGATACAACTCAAGCAATCAGTTTCAACTGCAAGTTCAAATGAAACTATAGATGAGATAAAAGAAAACGCACCAAGGAACTATGCTAGTCAAGACAGAATGATTACTGCACAAGACTACAATACTATGTTAGGAAGCACTAACGGAGGTATTGTAAAAGTTAAAAGTATTAACAGAACATTTAGCGGACACAGTAGATATTCTAAATTTAATGACCCTACTGGTACATACAGTAATTTATATATGGCAGGTGACGATGCAACACTATCCTCAGTCGATAGGTTAGTATCGTCTTCATCTTCGGCAACTGAGAGTGCAAACTTAATATACAAAAAATATGTCAAGAATATATTAGACAATGATGAATTTATAAATTTATATTATACAAGATTTAAAAATTCATTTATTACCTTAGCATGTACGTCTGGACACTTTGATGGCACAACCCACACAGACACTACTAAAGTTGTACAACCGACTTCCATTTACACATGGAATGCTAGTAATACAACTGCTAGTGGTATTTTAAATGGTTGGATTACAGATTATAATAATGCCTATACAAGAGTTGGTAGTACAGTATCTAACTATATGCAATACATTACACCTGGTGCATTAATTAAATTTGCTCCACCAGCAGTTACAGCAGGATTGTTTACTATTGGAATAAAATGGAGAATTAAAACAGTCGGCACAACAGATTTTACTTTAATAGGCGCCGCTAATAATAACATTGGTACAATCTTTACAGCAACAGGTGCTGGAGCAGGTAATGGAACAGCAACATTAACAACATTTAAATGGGCAAAAGTAATTGATACTGCTGAACATGGACTTGGAATAGAAGGTACAGGAACATCTGCTGGACAGCCAACAGGTAAACGTACAGATGGTACAGGTGCTATTGTTTTAGATACTGCTATTGAAAGTGGCAGTACTATTGATCTTATATATCCAGCATTATCTAAAAAGTTTTCTATTAGAGAACAAGATACTATTATATGGCTTATAAAAGCAAATAAATCATTTAGTATAAAATATGATTATAAAACTAGAGATTGGAATATTGATAAATCGCCTCAGACATTTAGTACAAGTACTCTTTTTCCAGCTGATTTTGATTCTAGTGATACTAGTTGGCTAATTTATTTTAACTACTCAGGCACAGCATATGATATTCACTTAAGAACATTAAGATTTACCTTTACTAGTACTAAAGTAAAACTAGGAAATATCCAAAATGAATTAGAGATAGGAACTTATACTAAAAAAGCAAAACGAGATATTATTTCTATACTAGGCGTAGACACAGGAGCAATAGCCACAATAGGTTCTTACTATGTATATGGATTTGAAAATACTGATTCAGTTAATTACAAGTTATCATTAATAGACGGTAATGCTGATAGCAGGCCAGACAACCCTGAAATATTTGAAACTACTGTAGGTGATTATCCTACTGTTACTAAATCAAATATAAACTTTCAATGGGAACATATTGCTGCAGATAACCAGGTAGTTGATCCTAGCTTTACAAATATTATTGATGTATTTGCATTGTCAAAATCATATGATACAGAATATAAAAATTATTTAAAAGGTACAGTTATAACAGAACCATTGCCACCTACAAGTTATCAACTAGGAGCACAGTTCTTAAATCTTATAGACAAAAAAGCAATAAGTGATACTATTGTATACAAACCTGTTAAGTATAAACCATTGTTTGGTACACATGCTGAACCACATTTAAGAGCAAGATTTAGAATTATTAAACTATTTGGTTCAAGTATTACTGATACTGATTTAAAATCAAAAACAGTAGAATCTATAGATGAGTTTTTTAATTCAAGCAATTGGGATTTCGGTGAAACATTTTACTTTACAGAACTAGCGGCATATGTACATAAACAACTTGCCGGCGTATTAAGTAGTTTTGTTATTGTACCACAAGATGCAGGTAGTGTGTTTGGTGACATGTTTGAATACACACCTAACACTGATGAACTTATTATACCAAATGTAGATGTCAACGATATTGATATTATTACAAACATTACAGATGAAAATATTAAAGCAGGATCATAATAATGAGTAAGAAAAAAGCAGGACACAATCCGGTTAATAATATAAAAACTAGTAATTTTTTACCAGGTGTATTTCAAACCGAACTTAATAAAAATTGGTTAGATAGTACAGTTGATCAATTAGTTTCAAAAGGACCACTTGA